GCTGTTATGGCAGGTTTTGTAGCAAACGTATTAGCATTTGTGGTAGGGAAAATGGATGAACACTGGCCTCCACAGTAAGTGAAGGCTGTGTGTGGGGAGTAATATCCTGTTATATTTATTGACGCCAGCAAGGCGAAACATAAACAAATAACAAATTATTACAATGAACGCACAAATTTACAACACAGCAAAATTAAATAGAAAGGTATTATTTAGAGGTCTAGAACATGGTTACAACACGTACCCTACAGACTTTGACATGATATTCAATTTAAGAAACGAAATCAACATAATAGTAGATGCAAAAGAAAAGGGCAAGAAGCCGGTATTTGGACAAACAATCACATATGTGAACATGTCTACTGCATTACAGGCACAAGGTATTCCCAGTTATATCGTGTGGGTAGAACATGACCACTCAATGAACGACATAATGCTTGCAGATTGTTTGGTATCGCTAGTATGGCATGATTCTAAATGGATAACGCAAAAACAATTATGCGACAGCTTCGAATGTGATATTACATATGGTGATTTCCAAAAACTAATACTAAGTAGACACAATGTTGAGGTTTACAACCCATCAATACATAAATTTGACAAACAAAAATACTTACCATCATGAACAACGAAATAGATAACCCATGGATGCCTGAGGAAATAGATTTCCTATACCACTTTGGAGTAGGCATTCAAAATAAAGGATGGATAAAACAAAATAGTGGAGACTGGTTAAAATCACATATGTTATTAACTCACTCAAATGCACTCAGAAAACTCCACTGTAATTGTGAGGTAGGTGCAATTAAAAAACAGGTACAAAATATGTACAATAAAGGTTATGAAAACATAACAATACTATACAATGCCCAGAATAATGTCTAAAGCACGTAGGAAAAAAAACCAACCTAAATACATAAACAAGGTATCGTATATAACAACCGACAACGATAGTGTATGGGAATTACTTGAGAATAACGTTGATATTACAGAAGCAATTCCATTTTATAGGGATGGTGGTGAAGATAAGCTATACGTTAATATACAAGATAACGAAATGACACATTTTTGCGGAGTACCATTTGATAATTATGCTATTACCAGTTTTGGTAGAGTATGGTCATTTAAAACCAAAAAATTCATCAAGGCATTTTACCGTCCTAATTCAGTTATAGTGTATATGAATTCAACTTCCAATGTTAAGGTTAAAAACCTATTCGCTTTAGCAGGATGGAAGTACAAGCACACAGCAGTTATAGATAAGTTATTATCACTCAACCTTCTAGTAAATGATTATAAGAAACCCCCTAAGTAAAATGTCCAATAAAGAATTAATAGCTATATTATGTGCAGATATTACACACATAAAAACAAAAATGGAGAGTGTCAATTTAGACAAACTCGAAACACAAATTTCCAGCCTAGCGGAAAGTCAAAAGGAACTATTAGTAACCGTAAAAGAGGTCCTCAATGATATTAATAACCCTGAAACGGGTATTATTGTGTCAACGAATAAGAATACGGAATTTAGAGTAACCTGTGAGAAGGATAAAAAAGAGACATTGAATGATTTTAAACAATTACAAGTGTGGTCAAGTGGAGTAAATAAAGGTTTGTGGGTGTTATATTCAGCTGGTGTTGGTATTATAATTAAACTAATATTTTTCAATTAGGAATGTTGTATTATGGATTACAAGAAAAAAAGCAAACAAGGAATCTCAATAGGTGAAACACAACACCACATTGATAAACAGATGACTGAACAAGTAATCAAATTCAAGAAAAAATATACTAGACGTAGTAAACACATACACGCAGATAAATAAATTAGAATGGCAACCAGGAATAAAAGACGTAAAGCAACTAAAATTCAACACGAGAAACGCATATTAGAATGCGTAAAGAAGGTGGTGGAAGGTAATCTTGGTTACATCGCGTATGAGGAGTATGCTAAGAAGAAGTATGGTATTAGTCATACAGCAACCAACGAAATATGGAAGGAAGCATGGATTCGCATTAAGGCCAAATCAACAACCGACGTAGAATCTAAGGTAGACCTAATGCTTAGCAAATTAGACGCCATAGAAGCAGAAGCTATCACTAATAACGATAGAAAAATATGGTTAGAAACAACCAAATACAGAGGTAAAATATACGGTGTTGAGGACAATAAAGTAAATGTAGTAATAGACCATAAAATCAAATTCGATTTCGGAGACGAACCTGAAGATGATGAAAATGAGGCAAACGAAGAATAATGGATGTTATTGGATTCACTCCACATAAAGCACAACGTAAAATCATAGATGAGTATGTTAAAACAGATATAAAATTCTGTACATTAGCTACATCTCGCCAATGGGGGAAATCATTATTAGGAATGAATTCCCTCTTTTATTGGCTTCTAAATAACAATAAAACTAAAGGCACCTGGATTTCCCCTATCTACAAACAATGTAGTAAGGTATTTAAGGAAATGGTCTTAGTATCAGGCGAACTAATTAAATCAAGCAACAAAGCAGAACTCACAATAGAGTTCATTAATGGTTCCACATTACAATTTTTAAGTGCGGACAGAGGTGATTCAATTAGAGGCTTCTCCTTCCATTATATGGTAGTAGATGAGGCTGCCTTCCTAAAACAAACAGTATTCGAAGAAGCAATTCTACCTACCTTAGCAGCACTAGGAAGAAAATGCTTAATCATAAGCACCCCTAAGGGCAAAAACTGGTTTTACACGTATTACCTTAAGGGAGTTGACGGAGGCCATGGTTATTATTCGACCCGCGGTTATACGCAAGATAACCCGTATATAGACGCAGATTTTGTTGCGGACATGAAGAAATCATTACCACCAAATATATTTGCCCAGGAATTTGAGGCAGAATTCAATGATGATGGAAATGATGTATTTACTAATTTATCTAACATATGTGTATTAAATGATTGGACAGAACCTACTTCCAATAATCAATATTATGGGGGAGTAGACCTTGCTGTGTCCCATGATTATAGTGTATGTGCTATTATGGATGGAATTGGTAGGGTAGTTAGAATTGAAAGGACAAACAATATTCCGATGGAAACCACAGCCCAAATATTTAATGCCGTCCTTAAGAAATACAATGTTAGAAACTGTAATGTTGAGGTCAATGGTGTAGGTATTGGTGTGTTTGAAATAATGAATAAAACTAACAAACAATTAAATAAATGGGTTACAACCAATGAAAATAAAGCCATTGGAATACAACAATTAATTCGTGCCTGTGAGGAAGGAACACTCGAATTACCAAGTGATAATTTAATGCCTGAAGTATTTCTAGAATTTCAAGCATACACATATAAACAACTAAGTAGTGGGCGACTACAATTTAACGCCCCAAGTGGATATCACGATGATATTGTGATGTCTATTATGTTATGTAATGAAGCAAGAAGGACAGGACACCTAAAACGAAATAAAATATACATTGGAAACCGATGAACACACAAATAGAAACTAAGCAGGACTTAGTAATACCAGAATATTTAACAATTGATAATTACACTAAATTACAGGATGTTAAATCACTTAAAACACCCCAAGATATAATTAGGGTAATCAGTTTAATCAGTGGAGGCGACCCTAAAGAAATCGCTAAGATGGAGAAAAATGAAGTCGATAAGGTAGCACAATCGATATTTAAGATGTTCTCTACTAATAACCCAAAATTTTGGGCGGTATTTGAATTACAGGGAGTAACATATGGATTTGCACCTCCGTCTAAATGGAAATTAGGTGAGTGGATAGATGCAGGTGAATTCGCTAAGGATTGGAAAACCGACTTAAATAAACTTATGGCACTATTATATCGTCCTATTACTAAACATAAATGGAAAAATCCATTGTGGAAAGCAAAATACCATTATAAATTGTTACGTAAGCAGAAAACAAACCCATTTGACATATATGAGATTGAAGATTATGACAGTGACACTGTAGATGAACGAAGTGAATTGCTTCGTGATATGCCAATAGACATAGCACGGGGGGCAATGGCTTTTTTTTTAGCCATCGGAATGGAACTATCAAAAAATTCCACAACATCTTTAACCCTCCCCCAAAAAGAGACGATGGCGACTTACCAGAACGAAGTGATGAAATCAGTATTCAGCAACACTATGGATGGTTTTTAACCCTGTACAATCTTAGTGAAACTAACATTCTATCTATCACCGGTGACAAGGCTATAACAGATTTAAATGCAGCGTTTGTGTTTAATTTCCTTTCACTACAACAAGAATTAGCAAGGGAACAAAAGCAAAAATATAATCAAACTAATAATACACACAGAATATTATGATATCATTTAACACAGTAGTAGATGACCTTAAAGAGTCAGCAAATGAATTAACTACAGTTAACACTGTAGGGTTTGGTACTATAAGTATGCTTGATGCGAACCAACAAAACGCAGTTTACCCTTATGTATTTTTCAGACCATTAACATCACCAGGTATTCGATTTGGACAGCCTATGATAGGTGGTCGTACATTGAATTTTGAAATGTATGTTATGGATGTTCCATTATTAACAGATACTGACATGGTGGATGTGATGGGTAATACGGAACTCATTGGATATAACATTATAAGTAAATTCTATGACGGTAGTTACGAACCACGTTACACTGTAAGTGTTGGTTCAATAGTTCCAATATTTGAGGCCTTTGGAGATAGAGTGGGTGGATGGGTATTTAATTTAAATGTAGAAACAGACCCTACAGGAATAACTAACTGTAATAGAGTATAATGGCTACTTTTATTCCTAGACATCTAGAATTGGCATTACGAATGAGTGCCGATGGTTTAATCCAGAACTTAGCTGATAAAGTATCAAGTAATCGTTCCGTAGCTAGTGGACATTTAAGGAACTCATTTAAAATAAGTGAATTAAGTGAGAATGGCTATGTTGTTGAGATGGCAGGGTATGGACAAATAGTAGATGAAGGTAGAAGACGTGGTTCAATGCCTCCAACCACACCTATTCTCAGTTGGATTAGGGAGAAAGGTATAAGCCCTAAAAGTGGCCAAACAGCAGAACAATTATCATTCGCTATTGCTATGGGGATTAAGAATAAAGGTATTAGACCAAAACCTTTTATTATGCCAGCAGTTGAAGAAATGATACAACAAACATTACAGCCGATAGCAGACGCTACTGCTTTGGATATAGCGGATTTTATAAACGCAATGCCCCCAATCGAATTTAAAGCAAAAATATAATGGCAATTACAATAGAAGATAATATATTAGATAGTATTACACCAACACACAGTGATATTCTGTATGTGTTAACATCTAATTCAAGTAGCAATGATAATTATTCGTTTGTTACTCAGATAAGGAACACAACTAACACATTGAAGGGCGAATTCAGAACATCGCCTAATCAAAGTGGAATTGGTGTGTTTAATTTGGAAACATTCTATAGAACAAAATTGGAGAATGACCCTCTTTTCACTGATGCATTCACTAACAGTGATACATTTATAACTAAATATAAAATGACATTTGGTGAGGAATGGAGTGATTCCCCTAGTGGTAGTATTGTAATGTATAATGGAATTGATGACACTGTAGGTATTCCTGCTGTTAGTGCTAGTTTAACTCCCGACCCATACAATTATTTTATAAATGGAGTATTAAATAGAAATGAGGGCACATCATTTAATTGGACCGATGTAACTAGTTATTATAACCAAGGTACAGGGGCGGTAGCAAGTAAATTCTATTTAACTGACATGCCATTAGTAAATGTTCCTATTAGGTCAACTGATTACTTTACTATAGGTGTTTTAAATGGTAACTTAGAAAGTGGTAGTATTATACACAATGACATATATAGATGTACATTAGAACAATATAATGCTAATGGGGCATCAACAGGAGGTCCTATTTCATCAACTAACGTTAGAAATGGAGGGGCAAATAGTAATGCTAATTCTCCAAGATTGAATACAAATACAAATTATAATACAATTTCAGAAAGTATATTTGACACATACTCAAATTCTAGATTAACATTAATAGGAATGGGGTTTGCTAATTCAACTACCTTTACTAAACAAACAAATGCTGTAACATACGAAGCTGCGGTAGTAGGATATCAAGGAGGTACAACAACCATTACAAACACTGCTATACAATTTGATATTACAGACGATGATTGTGTTATAAGTGATACCTACAGATTAATGTGGATAAATGATTATGGATGTTTTGATTTCTACAATTTCGATGGTCAAGATAAGATTGCTGCAAATAGAGTAGACAAACAATATAAACAAACTATGATTAACTATGGAACCGACAGTGTAACTGATGGATACAATGTTAATAGAAGGGGTAATAAAAATTATTCCACACAACGAGAACGTAGTTACACAGTAACAACAAAATGGTTAACTCAAGAATGGGCGGACTGGATGGAAGGATTATTCCTATCACCTAGCGTTTATTTGTTAGATGGTTCTATAGCATACCCTGTTAATTTAACTACTGCTACATACAATAAATTTACAAACAATAGAGAGGAGAAAATGAAAATGTATTCTCTAGGATTTAAATACTCAAACAGCCTAAGAACAATATAAGATGAGTGAAGTATCATTACGAGTATATAAGAAATTTTCCAAAACAGACGCTAAGGCTAATTATTACATTCTGGATGTGGATAATAGTAAAACTGATTTCAAATTAGATTTATCTGTAAGTGAGAACCAAGATTTAGGTGCAATATATGGAATTGGAAGTCAACAATTTTCTCTCCCACCCACTAAACAAAACATCCAATTCTTCGAATACATTGAGGATGTAGGTAGTTTAGGGGGTAACGAAGCATTCCAAAATATATTTGATGCCCAAGTTATAGTCGATGGCATACGCGTTGCTACCGGAAAATTATGGTTTAATCGCGTGATTAATAACGTACAATCTATTAATTGCCAATGTACGTTCACCGACAGTATTCCTGCGTTAAATACAATGTTTGAAGATGTCAAATTAGGTGATTTAAATTGGTTATCCTTTGACCATGCATACAGTTTAGCCAATCTAACTGGAAGTTGGGATAATAGTGGTACTTTCCCTTTAGATGGAACAATCAAATATCCAAGTGCATTCTATGGTTATGAAGATGGTGATGATTATTTATATGAGTTCGGAGTAGCTTTAGATGTGTCAGGTACAATTAGGAATCCCCAATCCCCCTTACCAATTGATAACTTTAAACCATCCATTAGACTTAAAAATATATTTAATCAAATATTTGAGGGACAAAGTGTAAGTTACACATCCTCATTCATTGAAGGAGATACTACATTTGGTACTACAACTAAAACATTAGATGATGTTTATATGTTGTTACCTACTTATGAGGGGAAAGGGGTCAATGATATAGTCCCTAATAAAACAATCTTAGACGCTGATACTAATCCATTTGCATTCGCTGAAATAAATATTAATGAAGCTAATTTATCAGGATACACCACAGAAGTGATGGACACTAATAATAGCTGGAACCCTACAACAGGTATTTTTACAGCCCAAGGTTCAGGTACATATCAATTTTCAATTGAGTTGGCTTTTGATACTATGTTTTTTTCTCACTCTGATTTGAAGAAACAATTTGAATTAGTATATAAATTAAATGGGGGTGATAATATAAATATAGATGATATTGGTAATGATTGGGATTCAGGTACTTCCCAAACATTTTCCACTTCATGGAGTATATCCTTAACGGATGGGGATGAAATAGAAATTATTTTTCTTGTTAACTTTGTAGTATCATCAGCCCTTGAAACAACAAACGGTAATTTAGGGGCCAAGTTAGAAATAGAGAACAGCGGACAAGGTTCCCCTAACTCTGTGTTTATGGAGGAACAATTTGGCGATATATCTGTTTTAGATTTCATACAGGGTGTAAGCCATATGTTTAATTTAGTTATGTGGACAGAATATGATTCTCCAAACGTAATTAGATTCGAACCATACAATGATTATTTAAATTTAGGTACATCCAAAGACTGGAGTAATAAAGTAGATAAATCTATGGGTATTGAATTATTTCACCCAGCACATGAACAAAGTAAGCAAGTAGATTTCGGGTATAAGCAAGGTAAGGACTTCAGTAGTGAATATGTTCAAGAAAGATATAATGGTGAGGATAGAGGATATTATGGTTATAAAACAACCAATGAATATTCTACTGGAATAAAGGACAATAAAAATAAATTATTTGGCCCTACAGCTATGAAACCATTGAAGAGTGGGACAACCGATGTTATTAGTAATAAAAGAATGACTATCCCTCACATCCATAAAGGTGCAGGAATAGAAAGCAAACCATTAGAATTCTCCCCAAGATTATTATTCGATAATGGAGAACAAATATTAAGTAGCAGTTCGGGGTTAGCTTATAATTATTATATTAAGGATTTCCTAGGGTCTCAAGCCCAAACTAACGTATACCTTCAAATGTCTCCTTTCACTAATATGGTAGGGGGAAATGATAATTTCTACTTAGGATTTACTTCAAATGATTACTGGCACGATTCGAATGTTATAACTGAATATAATAGTGGAGGTGTTCAAAATTTGTATAATGAATTCTATGCTAGACAATATAACCAATTATATCGTCCTGGGGCTAGAAAAATGATATGCAATATTAAATTTACCCCTCTTGACATCACAACATTCAAATTGAATGATGAAATATTAATTGATGGTCATGTTTGGATTATAAACAAAGTAAGTGGATTTAATCTACTTAAGGATGATTCAGTCAAAGTTGAATTTATTAAAAAACTTCAACCAATACATCAACCTGTATTTACATTAGGAGGAAGTAGTGTCATACAGAAACCCTCAGCAGGTGATTACCCAGCAGGGTTCGAAGCTGGGGATGAAATTATATTCGTAGATGACTCATCGGACCCAAGTGAATATGCGGTTAAAGCCGTAAAACATGACGATACTTCAATTACCATATCGCCTTCAGGTGTTCCGTCGAGTATAACAGGTCAATTGGGTATAATGCTAGGAAGTGGTAGTCTACAATTATATAACAACTACACTAAAGGAAGAATAGGCCAACAAGCAGCATCTACAACCCCATTATCAATAGGGGGTTCTGTATTAAATAATAATTTCCCACCTACTGCGTTAGTTCAAGGATTTAATAATACCATACCACAAACTGCTACAAACATACTTATTTTAGGTGATGATAATACAGTAGGTAATAGTAATTCTAATAATATAGTGTTAGGTAACTCTAATATACTAAATTCATCTAATTCTAATATAGTAGTTATAGGAGATACTAATACATTAGGTATAAATGGTGATAATTCCCTAGTATTGGGAGAAGAAACTGTTGTGAATACTGTAGAATTATCTACTCTAATTAATGCCTCCGGTTCTAATGAAAGTAACTTCCAAGCAAGTATAATATTAGGTGATTATTATAATAAGTCTCCCCTAAATGCTGGTCTTGTAGTAGATAATATATTTGCTAGTAATAAAAAATGCAAATTTGTAGGAACCCCTGGGTGGGGAGACTGGGCAGGGATAACTTATATACAGGATTTAGGTGTTATAGGTAATTATAACCTTAACATAGATGAATTTAGTATGGGAGTAATTATGGGTTCTAAACCTACAGGAAGTGTAATATTGGGAAATGGAAATGATAGTACTCCCTATAATGGAGATATAATATCCCATCCATCTAAGGCTATATCTAGTAAGAATCTATTTGGTTGTTTTACAAGTGGGGATTTTGATATTTCTGTTATTGATTCAACGGGAATAGGATGTAATAATATAATAGGAACTGTCAATTTTGGAGATTATAGTTGGGCCCCTTCTGCTACAACTAAATTTGCTAACACAACATTCATAGGTAAATCTATGCATACAGGAGGTAAATTTACAAATTATAAAAAATATACTTGTAGTGCTGGAAGTTCAGGTGCAATAGATGAAAACCAAAATGTAATATTCCTTACTTGGACTGGGGGTAATGGAACTCATTCATTCCTTGTTCCTGATTCAGCTGCCGTAGATGGACAAATATTAGAAATAAAATGTGATAATTCAATTACATCTGTTAGAAACGTCACCCTTACAGGACCAGTAGGTAATACTTTCGATGGTGCTTTATCATACAACCTAAATAGTAACTATGCATTTGTTAAACTAATAGCAATGGATGGCGATTGGTATGTTTGCTAATAATTAGTGGCAAAACAACCATATCTGTAAACGACTAATAACAATAATAATAACACAATGGCAACAGCAGTAGCAAATGTAGATGTACGGATGGACATCGATACTACGAATGCAGAACAAAATTTATCTGCGTTTCAAGGTAGTATCGACTTAATTGGTGGTAGTGTTGAAGCTGTAGTAGGAGGTTTAGCATTATTTGGTATTGAAACTGAATTCATTGAAGACTTAGAACAAGGTGCCATAGGTGCAATTGCATTTGCTGATGGTATTAAGAGAATGAGTGATGGTGCTGTTGCACTTGCTAAGAATCAAAAAATAGCCGCAGCAGCAACTAGGGCATTTAACGCTGTTGCGAATGCAAACCCATATGTACTATTAGCTGTAGCATTAATAGCAGTAGGTGCTGCTTTTCTTGTTTGGGCAAGAGATGCTGATGAAGCAGTGAAATCTACCCAAGATTTGATTGTTGAAAATGATAAAATAATTGAGGGGATAAAAGAAGAGATAAAATTACAACGAGATAGGCAAAAATCTAAAGGTATTGATATTACTCTTGAAAATAAGTTAGCAGATGAAAGAAAACTATTAAAAGAAAAAGAAACATCTATAAATGAAAATTTAGCTAACAGCGAAAAGAAAATTGATGACCAAATTACAAAGTCATTTAAGAGACACGGAGAGTGGATTATGATGTCTGATGAGGTAATTGAGAAGAAACGTGTAAGGAAAAAATTAAATGATGAAGAATACATTTCGGACCAACTATTAATTGAAGCAGAACAGGAGAAAGCAGATGTGTTTCGTGAAAATATATTACTTCTAGAAAATGAAATTGAAACTAGAGATAGAAAAATAGAGGAAGGTGAAGAAGCAGACCAAACTGAGGCAGCAATAGCTAAGAGGAAAGCAATTAGAGAGGCAAAAGCTTTAGAAGATGCTGCTAAACTACTTGTAATAGAACAAAGAATAGCAGCAGAAAAATTAGAAATA